ATCGTGTACTGCGACTCAGCCTTCGCCAGTGCGTGAACGTACGTGGCGGCGCTTTCAGCCTCGGTAGAGTACCCGCGCAACGCAGCGTTGCGCTTGTTCATCGCGTCCCCGTTGGCAAACACCTTGTCGGCGTTGGCCTGCTCCAGCTGCAGCAGTTTGATCTGAGATGTGAGTTCTTTGGTGTGGTCGAGAACCTTGGTGGAGGATGGGGTGGTTGGGCCCTTGCTACTGCCGACGTCACCCAGCTTTGTAGCCAATGCGTCAACCGCTTTACGCGCAGCGTCCGTATCAGACTTGAGCGTGTCCATCAAGTCGGAGTCGCCAGCGTCAGCGACGCTAAGCCGGGCCTTCAGCGCGTACAGGCTGGCGTACAGCGCCTTGTTGGACTCGGTATTGCCCTTGTTGGCCTCTATTCGCTCCCGCATCTCCCGGATGTAGCTGTCGGTCTGTTTAGCCAGGCCATCCCTGGACTTTTCACGCAGCTTAAACTCCTGAGCCGCCCGGTCAGCAAGGTTCTTGTTGGCCCCCTCCTCGAGTAACTCGCGGGCTTGGTAGTAATTATTTGCGGCAACTATTTGCTTGGCGTAGGCTATACCCAACTGGTGTGGCGCTTCCTGGGCGACGCGGCTCACTTCAGCGTTAGCGTCCGCAAGCGCTTTAATCTCCTTGTGCATGCCTCCCTGCGAGGACGCATTCCGAATTCTGATCAGGGCGTCTTCGTACGTGATGCCGGCATCAGCCGCTAACTTGTACGCGCGAGCAGACTCAATGGTTCTGGCGATGTTCTCATCCATCTTGGCGTTGAGGTCAGTGGCCTCACGCACCAATCGCTCATGCGCTTCAGCGACCTCGTCAACTCCGCCTTTGAGAGCGTAGTACGCAGTGACCAGAGTACCTACTATTGCCACAGGCCAGAGGATACGCGACATAGCCACTGACAGCGCTGTGGTGGCCGTCGCCAGGCCGCCAGTTGCCGTCGTCATCCCTACGGACAGCGCTATTGATTCCGAGAGAGCAACATTAAACGCTGTGAGCACCGCGTACGCTCTAAACCCTAAGAACAGAGCTGCGGCGGCGGCCGTGAGCTTTCCGATGTTCTCCGCCAGGAGGATCACACCCGTGCTGACCGCCGTAATGGCGTCCTTGAACTCGGTAGAGTGAACGAAACCCGCGAGGCTCGCCACCAGGTTAGACCACGCGTCTGCGCTCTTTTCAAAGGCGCCACCAAGGATGATCTGGAAGTCATTGGCAAGTGTCTTTATCTGGCCTGACACCGTCACGCCAAGCGCAGCGTTAACCCTCTCAGCGAACCCATCGGCTCTGGTGGTCAGGCGCTCGATACGCATTTGCAGGTCGTCAAAATCCTTAAGCAAGGCCGTTGCTCCCCTTCGGCCCCGCTCGTTGAACAGGTCTTGCAGGGCCGAGTTCTTCGACTGCTCGTCAAGCCCTGTCATGCTGTCGCGCAACTCCTTCAACTGCTGCTCGAACGGCTTCAGCTTACCAGTAGCGTCGTAGGCCTCAAACCCCAGCTGAGCCATGCGCTTGGCGGCTCCGTCGGTAGGGGCGGCCAACTCGGTCATCATATTCTTGAGCGCCGTACCAGCAGCAGTGCCGGTGATGTTGCGCTTGCCCAAGATTTCCAGGGACGCACCCATTACCTCAATGCTTACGTGGAACTGATCCGCGCCGACCGAGGCAGTTTTCAGGGACTCCATCATGGATGCCACAGACGTATTCGACTTGGCCGCAGACATAGCCAGCACGTCAACAATGTGGGGCATGTCGCCAAGCTCCAGGTTGAATGCGTGCATGATGCCTGTTGCAGTCATCGCGGCCTGAGCCACCGACAATTCCCCAACCGTAGCCAGGGTGAGTACGCTGGGGAGCGCAATGAGGGCCTTCTGTGAATCGAACCCAGCCTGTGCCAGCGCGCGAAGCCCCTCCGCCCCATCCTTGACAGCGATCTGAGAACCCTTCATAGCGTCCTCGAACATCTTCACCGAGATCGTCGCCTTATCCGTCAACTGAGACACGAACGTCAGGTGGCGCTCAAGCGCCGCGCCCTCTTTGACGGTCTGCACCAGCGTATTTGAAATCGCCGCACCGGCCAACAGAGGCACGATGCTGCCGTATGTGAACACCATCGCGCCGAAGCCCTGGGCCAGGCCTCGAGCAGCGCTGTGACCCTCTCGCATGATGGCGTTGAGTTGCTTCTGTTCCCCGCGTAAACGCGCGGCCTCAGCGGATGCGTTGGCGGTGGAGCCGGCCAGGGTTTTGTTTGCCGCGGTGAGCTCCCGCACGGTACCAATGCTGCTACCCTCGCTGACGGAGTAAGCCCCGACAGGGTTGGCGGTGGCGACTTGGACCTGCCGCTTGGCCGCAGAGAGCATCTTCTCTGCATGGGCAAGTGCGGAGGCTTCCTGCTCCCTGTAGTAAGCCCGCAGGGAGGCCATGTCAGAGTCGTAAGCGATCTTCGCTTCGGCCTGCTGCAGTTGGAAGTTTCTCAGTCGGAGCTTTTCCGACTCTGCCAGCACCCCGGCTCCGGCAATGTTACCTGTGAAAGCACTAGCCGTAGCCGCCTGCTGCGTATAGTACTCGCGCATCGCCGCCAAGGCCAACGCAGACCCCTCCTTAGTGGTAAGGAACACCCTGTCGAACCCAACCTTGATCTGTTCGCTCTCTTTGATAAGGTCGTTGACAAACGCGACTGCGCCGCCACCCTGCCCGCTCAGGTCTGCGTAGGAGATGCCATAGCCCGGGCTTCTTGATGCAGGTGACCCCAATCGTGCCTTCGCCTCATCCTGCGCCATTGCCGCCCACTCAGCATTCATGTTCGCACGCAGGCCCTGCGCCGAGCGCAGGTAGCTGGCACTGGCCGTGGACTGGTTGGCCATCAGGCCCTTCCACGTATTGGCTGATTCGTGTGAGAAACCCTTCTGATCGTCGAGCATACCCGTGTAGTACGCCCGCATCGCTGCGGAGGCATCTGCCAAGCTCTTCGCCATGTCTTCGGAGGCCTTCTTGGTCTCCGCCGCTGTCTTTGTCATCGCCTTGGCGATCTTCTCGTTCTCTGTAACGAGACCACTGGCAAGGTCGGACACCTGCTTGAGCACTCCACTCATCGCGGTGCGCAGGTGCTCTAGCCCTGGCTGCGCCTTCTTGGAGAGCGTCGCTCCGAACTCTGCAAACGCCTTTTCAACCTCAGAAGTACCCGCAACCAGGGACTCCAACGCCTTGAGCTGAGCCGCAAACGCCTTGCGCGACTCTTCCTGTCCAGTCGTGGTGAACTTCTGCTCAAGCTCGTAGGTTGTCTTGTTGATCTCGCTCATTTCGTCTTGGTTTTGCTGGCTTTTTCCGACTGGTGTTCGAGGAAGGTTCTGTCCAATTTCTGCATCAGACGTAGATACTTGGGCATTTGGAATTCATAGTCAATCCCCCCCTCTTTGACCAGGGCCAGGATGTCCTGTATGGCGAGGGATTCAGCACCTCCCATGCCCGATCTGCGGCTCGAGTTCAGGATCAAAAAAGCCTCCCTGTAGGGGAGGTCTCTCTGCTCGAGTAGGGGCCGCTCGACCATTGGCCGAGCCTTTATCCCGGTAGCCTTCTCGCGCGCCAGAAACGCCTTGACCGAGGAACCCCAATTGAGGTTCCAGTCAAGGTCGGCGCTTAGTCGTTTCCCTGCTCTTCTTCTTCCTTCACGAGGAAGGATTCGAGCTCTGCGGCGATGCTGTTGATGCGATCGCGGAAGCCCTTCACGGACAGAGCCTTGATGGCGTTAGTCTTCGAGTAGGGGAGTTCGACGCCCTTGAACATGATGCCCTTCCAGTCAAGCAGGAGGGTCTCTGCCATCACTTCGATGATGATCGAGGTGACAAACTTTTCGTTCTCATCGCTGGAGTCCTTCAAGTCGACATGGTCGCTCTTGAGGCGCTTGCTCAGCATGCGTTTGTACTTCGAGCTGCCGGTGGAGGCGACGAGTACTTTGCTCTTCTTGTCAAGAGGGAACCAGCGACCCTCAACTTCTGCGGTTTCGTCGGTGACGTAGGTAGAAAATATGTCCAAGGTGTTCTTCTTCTTTTAGGTTGGGGTGGAAAACGGGCGCCTGAGCGCCCTTTGGTCTACTTGGGGCTCTCACCCCCAGGAAGATTCTTTACGCAGTGACAGAGCGCGTAATGCGCATTCCGCGAGCGGTAGTTGGGCTGTAGAAAGCGTCGAACGGCAGCGACAGCATCACGTCGTCACGACCAGACATGGACAGGCCGCCATCGCTAAACTTGATCTTGTCAAAGTCGAGCATGTATCCGTTGCCTGAACCGTCGGCAACACCGACTGACAGGCTGGTGTAGGTGCCGGCCAGCCACTTGGTGTAGTAGGCAGCGTTCTCAAGGTACACCTCCATCGTGCCGCTGATAGCCAGCTCACCCAGGCCAACGCCAACCGTGCCGTACACGCCGAGCGCCTTCTGAGCGCGGGCGTTGTTGTTCACGCTGAGCTTCAGGCTCTTGATGAACGATGTCGCGCCGAGGATGCTGGTGCCGTTCTCGTAAATGGCGCCAAGGTCGGTCACGCTGTTCATCGGGTCCAACGTCTGCGACGCTACAGGGCTGCCCGGCAGCATCGAAGTGGCCTGAATCGTGTGGCCACGACCCATGAACCCGAACGAGCCCTTGGTGATTGAGCCGACATCCAGGTTCAAGTCCATGTTGTTCACCTGCATGCCTGTGAACGTCAGGAACTGCGTGATGTCCGTCAGCGCGTACTCCATCGTGAAAGTACCGAAAGTGGAGCCATTGACGATCGACGACTGGCTGATGGCGTAACCGACTTGAGCAGTCAGCAGGCCAGGAGCAGCAATCGGCGTGCTTGGGTCAAGGGTCACTTCAGTCGTTGTCGTGCTCAGAACTTTGAACCACTTGTCGGCAAAGTAGTCCTTCACGGCGGTGGTTGCACCAACCGGAGCGATGATCTTGATCCAGCTGCCGGCGGCGAGGTTTGTGAACGCAGATGTGGTCGTCGGAGCAACCGCGGCCGTGATCTTGTTGGCGATCGTGGTCATCGAGAACGTAGTGCCCAGGCCGGCGGTGCCGTAATGCGTGAATGCGGACTGGCCGAGCAGGTTGCACAGGAAAGGGTCGTACTCTTTGCCGGACAACTCGAAGTTGAAGCCACCGTCAACATTCAGGTCCGTGTTGACGCTGCCAGTTGACAGGCGGTCAAGCCGAATTTCCTCTGACTTGACAGAAGACACAGAAGCCTTCATGGTCGGGCCCGTCTGGCGAAGATTCACACCGTTGCCTGCACCTGGCGTAACGCCTGCGGTAGCTTCTGCGATGTAGCGGAGTTGCCCGAAGGCGTTGGATGCGTAAGCCATGGTGGTTCCTTATGTTCTTCTTGTTGTAGGAAGGATGTGCGACATACTGAGGGAATACTTCCGAAAAAGCAATCCCCGGGGTTAACCAAGCGTGAAAGGCAGGAACATCCCGGTCTTGTACCAGCCCCTCAGGTTCGTAGGGACTGTCTTTTGTGGGGCCTCAAGAATTCCTGACCCCAGTCTGCGCACCTGCAGGTACTCGCTCAAGGAGTCGATGATGTTATCGGGTCCGTCCGTACCTTCACCGGTGCGGTAGAAGCACATTGCTGAGAGCGCACCGGTGTGGCGCATGCGTGGCGTGGTGCCGACAGATGCGACGGAGCCGCCGTACCAGCGCATCTCCACGTCGAGCCAGATCGGGCCAATCTTGTCCTCGTCCGGGACTGGTCCGTTCTCGTAGATGACCGGGAGCGCTGGGTAGTTCGAGGCGGCCCAGACTTGGATTTCGGAGAACACAGCTGATCTGAATTCTTTGGGGGTCATGTTGTTCCTGGGTCGGCGTCGCCAATTGATCCGCCACCCGCGCGGAAGCGCCGTCCCGGCAGGCGACCTTGCTCGGCTAGGGCGAACAGAACGGTCTCGGCGGCAATCTCGTAGGGTTTATTCACAGTGCGCAGTTTTTCCATCCAGTAGCTGGCTTCTTGGAGTGACCCCAAGTAGTACTCGTCTGAGTTCCCGTCGTCGTCATCCCCGTAAACGTTGTTACTGAAGTACACCCGAGTGCCGCGCTTGATCAATGCCAACCTAGGCTTGTTGCGGGCCTTGGCTACCTCGATCCACTGTGGTGACCCTGCCTGATGCGGGGCGTAAATGTGTTGTATCCTGATGGCATCCCTCTTTACAATGGCCGGGGAACCATAGTTATCATTGGCCTCACTATCATCAGGCGCCCCCACTCCAATGTTCCAGTTGGCCACGGCTTTACCTGAGTACTGTGGGGTACGCTCCAGGATTCTGCAGAATATCGCCCACACCAGGTCTCGAAAGTCCGCAATAAACATCTCCTCAGAGCGCTTCACCCACAGGTCAATACCCTCCTGGAACCTCCAAAATGGGTCAGCTCTCATCAGGGCCTCCCATGAGCCACCACAGCGCCGCCGATAGTCTCCACAGCCAGCACGTTCCAGACCTTTCCGGCCAGCGTCACTGAGTCCTTGGTGGCAAGCGTTGTGGCTGATGGGAACGCCAGCGAGCAGTCCCCCTCCTGATACTTGGCATCACCCTGGCTGCCATACAGGTACAGGCTCTGCCAACGCACGCGCTGACACTTGACGGCGGTGGACGCGCTGGAGGTGTACTTGCCCTGCACCGGGTCGTACACTCGCGTGGACAGCGTCGCATCCGCCACAGCGTGCTCAAGTTGAAGGCAAGTCGCGGTCTGCATGCCCGATGCCTGCAGGTGCGGCGTTGACAGGATGTAGCCCTTACCGCCGACGCTGATGATGTTGAACTCGCTCAGCGGCACGGAGGTGCTGCAGTACGCCGAGTACAGCGGGACGACACGCGAGGACGAGGCTTCTTCCTTACCGTCTTTCAGCCATTCAAGGCTTCCCCATGCGGTGTTGCCGGCGCTGCCAGAGATGTAGTCCGACAGTGGCGTGTACGCGAATGAGTAGTCGGCCGGGTGCAGCACGTACTTCTCGCGGTGCTGTACTGACTGGCCGTCGATCTCGGAGTCCCCGACGATCCACACACGCCCGAAAATCTTCAGGGTTTTGCTGGTCGGGATGGTCGTGCCGGGAGCCACAGACATAATCCGGCGGTACGCCGTATTGCTGTCCCTCATGCTGTCTGAGTATGGATCGACCTGGCAGAGAAACAGCGTGGCGCCGGTGTCTACATCGCAGGCGGCAGTTCTGTCGAAATACCTGCTCGCCTGGGCAAGGGTGAGCATGTCAAGCTCCCGTCACTGGGTCGTAGACCCGCTTGGCGGCCACAAAAAATCTGGTTGGTGTCGTGGCAGCGATGGCCCCCGACGTCGTGCTTGAGTAGGCGTCGTAAGCGCTTCGCAGGTCCGTGCGAAGCGCTCCGTAGTACTCGTCAATGCGAGCCATCACCTTCTCAAAAGGCTCCCCCGCATATCTGCTGACTGTTGCCTTTCCATCCCCCACGTCCTTGGGCGCGAAGTTGGCCAGTGACACCCCGACCTGTTTGGCCACTGCATAGACGCTGAAGAGGCGCACTGCATCATGTAACGTAGCCTCCGCAGTCGTTCGTGCCTCGGGCAGCAACAGGTGAATTGTCAAAAAAGCCGCATTCAATGAGGTAGAGAGCCTGTTGAGCTCCCGTACCAGGCCCATCTCGTAAACGGGAAGGGCCATGATGCTGTCAGCCAGCTCGATGTCGTTCACCCCCAACGAAGAACGAACCTCGGCATACTCACAGTATGAAGTCAAGGACATGCGGAAACTTCCGGGCTTTAGTCGTCAGCGGTGACTACAACGAGCTTCCCGGCGTCAATCTGCGCCTGGGTGAAGCCATCCACCTCGACCTTTTTGGGGTCTGCGGTGAACCATACGTTCGTGAACAGGTGCAGCAGTGGGGCACCGGCGCTGCGCACCAGCGCCAACACCTTCACAGGTTTTTCTGATTTTGCGGTTGCCATGGTGGTTCCTGAGAAAAGTGGGGCGAGCGCTAAGCCCGCCCCAAAGGCACTTCAGCGGAAAATTACAGAGTCAGGGTGAGAACCTCGAAGGCTTCGTCGAACAGGCGGTAAACCATGTCGCCCTTGTCGAACCGCAGCATGGTGCTGCGCTTCATGGCGAACTGCTCGATGGCGCTGTACTGGGCGGTCGTGCTGGAGATGCGGTGCACAGCAGCAGACTTGTCCAAGCCCATGATGGTGTTGGCAGGCCAGTTGGTGTCGTTGGTCACAAAAATCTGGACGTTGGACGGCCAGCTCGTGTTCATCACCGAGACCTTGCTGGTGATGGTGGCAGTCGGGCCAAACGTCGAGGAGTTCGTGCCGTTCAACAGGTTGTCAAGTACCACAGCCGTGTCGAAGTCCGTCACCACATGGGTGATGGTGCGGTAGGTCGAATTGGCGGTGAGCCACTTCATCCAAGCCTTCTTCGTCAGCGTGCCGGCAGCCACGATAGTGGCATCGTACACGCTGGCCTTGACGACCTTGCCAGCGAGGGTGGACAGGGCTGCCATGCCGTGGTCAACGTCACCCTGCAGCAAGCTCAGGATGTAGGCGTTAGCGCGCTCGTTCGCCTCAACCTGCGCTTGGCGGGCCAGGGCCAAACCAACCAGGTCCAGCGTGGTGGACTTCTGGGCTTGCTCAGAAATCTCCAGGCCGATGCCCCATGTCGGGATACGCATGGCTTTGTCAGACGAGGTGATCGACAGCATCGCGTTGGGCAGAGCCAACTGAGCAATCGTACCGCTGCGAGCGGCTTCTGGGCGGCTGAAGTTCAGCACCGGGCGCTCGAAACGCTCGCCTTGGATGGCGTCGTCGATGGCCAGGAGGCCGGTCAGGCCCGCGGGGTTGGTGGCGTAGTCACGCATCATCTTGTCCTCGATCACGTCGAGCATGATGGCGGGGAACAACAGGCGAGACGCAGGGATACCTTCGCGAGTGATCGCGGCGGCGTTCTTCGGGTTCACGACATCACCGATGGTGGAGGCGCGAATGCCGAACTCCTTGTTGTCACGAACGTACACACCGGCCTGGTCCAGCACCTGCTCATAAGCGGAGCCGTGCTTTTCGGCGTTGGTGGGGTACTTCACGGCCATGAATTGCTTCAGGGACATGTTCTTGTCAGCAGCGTCAGCGTACATGGATACGCTGAGATCAACTGCCTGCTTATCGCCCTTGGCGTCAATGTAGATTACGTCAGACATGGGATTTACTCCTTCTTGTTCTGTTGGGTTGATTTAGACTTTTTCGATCAGAGCGGTCTGACCAACAGCGGTTGTACCGTCCAACGAGACGACACGCCACTTGTGCACAACGGCCGTGGCCGCGGCAGTAGCTTTGCAAACCTTCGGGGGTGCGCCGGCCAACGATGTAGCCCGGGCAACAACGGTACCTGCGACCACATAATCACCGACGGCGATGACGCCAGTACCAGGGGTAGCCTGCAGACCGTCAAGGGTCACCTTGACGCGGCCATCCTTCACGACGCCGCCGATCGCGTAGCCGTCTTGGGTCGCCGTGTTCACGGAGTCCATGATGCCTTCGATCTCGTTGCCAACAGCGCACAAGCCGTATTGGCTGTCGCCAATCATCTTGACGAATTTGCCAACATCGGCATCCGCCAGAACGCCAGTAGCCGCGGTAGTGCTGTCGCCCAAGCGGGCAGTCACAGCTGTAGATTGGTTGAGGATGACCCCAAATTTGAATTTCGCCATGATTTCTCCTTGATTAAGCTAGGCGGGTGGCTGCCAAACGGGCGCGACGAACAGGGTCGAACGTCTCGCTCTTCTCCGCAGTAGCAGTCGACGAAACCGCCGCCACGCCACCTGCTGGGAACTGTTTGCTGAACTGGGCCGACAAGTTGGCGTGCTCCGCCATCAGGTTGTCGTCTGTCAACGATTCGATACCTGCAGAGCTGCCACCAAGGGCGACTCGCAGATTGCCCACCGCAGCGCGCACGATGGGGCGGAGCTTTTCAGCTGTCGCTTCCAGTGCCGTGTGCGAAGCCTTGATGGCCTGAGCTTCAACGCTCAGGGACAAGACTTGCGCTTGGGCTGTGGCCAACTGGCCCTGCAGCATGGACACCACTTCCGTGTTTGCCGAGGCTGTCGGAGTCGCGGCAGCTGCAGGAACTTCTGGCTCAGCCGTTGCCCCTGCTGTGGGCTCTGGGATTACTTCTGTGGTCGCAGCGTCTGCCGGAGCAGGTGCAGCGCCAGCGGCGATTGCAGCGATTTGCTGCTCAGTTAGGGCAGTTTTCAAGGTGTGACCTTTCAGGTTCTTATTAGAATTCCCGCCATACTGGGGAAGTTTCTGCGGAAAGTCAATCCCGGGGGTTATGGAGCTCATAAAAGCGTCAAAATTGCTCAC